TTGATCATTTAGCGTATCAATTACACGTGGATGACTATGATAGTGGGTTACCGATAGAGACTAAACGTGAAATGGTGAAGAACTCAATTGATATTCACCGCCATAAGGGCACGCCGTATGCTGTTGAAAAGGCCGTACAGACTATATATTCTGATTCAAAAATCGAAGAATGGTTTGAATATGGCGGGAAACCGTACTATTTCAAGGTTACGCTAATCACAGCCCCATTAAGAGGCGAAACAGATATAGCTAAGCTTGTACGTGCTATTAATGCGGCTAAAAATGTACGGTCCTGGCTAGATGGTGTTGAATTTACTCGAAAAATAAAGGGAAACCCGTACTTCACAGGTTGGTGCACGGTACTTAAAAAAGTAAACATCAAATGCGATTTTACCAGAGCATGGCATATAAATTTAAATGCGCATATGACGTCTTATGCGATTGAGAATAAAAAAACAAAGATTAATGTAATGCTAGATAATAGCATTAGATAGGAGGAATATATGGCAGAATGGTCAAATGCAATTATGACTGATGTCGGTAACGCGCTTCAAGCAAAAGTAAATGCAGGTCAAACCAAATTAACTTTTACCAAAATAAAAGTGGGGAGTGGTGTTAATGCGACAAATCCATTAGCACTAACAGATGTAATCTCCTCAAAATGGGAGACCACCAATATTATTGTTAAACGTGAAGGGAAAGTAGTAAGCGTTGATACATTTATTACAAATAACGGCATAACAGAGGCTTTCAGAATGTCAGAAATTGGGTTATTTGCGAATGACCCAGATAAAGGAGAAATATTGTATGCATACCTAACAGATCCTGAACCTGATAGAATGCCGGCAGAAGGAGGTTCAGTTGTTGTATCTCAAGAACTAACTATCGGAATGATGTTTAGTAATACGGGCAATGTATCACTCACAGTTAATATGGGGGCGCTAGTTAATCAGGAACAGCTTAAAGAGCATAACTCCTCAAATTCATCTCACCCTCCTATTACTGACCAAATCAAGGCAATTCTAGGAAGTACAAACTGGAAAGACACTCCGGCTATTACACTTGTTACAATTAAAAACTTATTGGGGCAAGGTGCTATCGTTGCATCTAAACTTGATAAAGATAATGGATTTGTAAAATTTGCGAATGGGTTTATTATTCAATGGGGAATTACATGGTTTGAGGCACAAAGCACATATAAAGATATAACATTACCTATTAGTTGCAATGTTTTAATTTCAGTTTGTACAGATGATAGTGGAAGCGTAGCAACAAGGGGCGATGAATTTTTGTTGATGTGGAATAGTGGGTTTTCTAATAATAATAAAAATTCTATCCGCTTCCTAGCAAATAGAGTAAATGCAGGAAGTTTTACATGGATATGCCTTGGTAAAGCGTAAGGGGGGGGATGCAAGATGAACCAATATGTATTTGTATTAAATGAAAAAGGTGCACGAATTACTTCTTTTGTTGATAATACAATTTCAAAAGAGGAACTGATAGCACTGGCTAAGCAAGATTACCCTAATGCAGCTGACTATATTTACTCTGCAGATGGTGATAGTATGCTAGATGAATTCATGAAAGGTAAATTGTATGTAGGGGGTCAATTTGTATCTGCTCCAGTTCATGAGTTAACGAAGGCAGAAAAGATTGCGGAGATTCGTTCTTATTACAATCGTCGTTTTGAAACACTAGATCAGGCATTGATACGAAGACGACTAGCAAACGGTGACATAAGCGATTTGCAAGAACAATTTAAGAAAATTAATGCGGAAATGATTGCTAAGATTAAGGCGGTGAAATAACTATGGCAGATATTAAAAGCGATGTTCCAGTAATGCACTTTTGTGAATACTGTTGGGCTACTTTAAATAGTGATGGTACTTGCCCAACAGAAGGATGCATTCATAATGATCTAATGGATTTAGAAATGGGTGAAGATAATGACGCCGGTAAAGCATAATCTATCCGCTATTAAAGGTGAATTTATTACACTGACTATTGGATATAATAGCTCAGTAGAGCCGGAGGATTTGTTTTCCTGTGTAAGAAAGTTTGTTCAAGATGATCACTACGAAGCCAAATTTAATATCACAGTATCAAAGGATAATTTAGCAGCAGGCGAACGCTGTAGAATTATCCTTTCTTTGGATACAAAAGAATTACTTGACGGCAGATACGTATGGGATTTATTTATTTGGGCCGAAGGCAGACCTGTCAAATGTCTTATTAAAGGGCAATTAACTATTCTTGAAGGTGTCAGCAACAGAGGAAAATAGTATGAGTGATATTAACGTTTATGCAGGTGAAGGGGATACAGTAGTCATTGAGGGGCATACTCAAATAATCAAATTGAGAGGCCCAAAAGGCGATGCAGGCCCGCCTGGACCTAAAGGGGAACCAGGTGAGCCTGGTAAAAATGGTGCAGATGGTGCAAGAGGAGAGCAAGGCCCTCCAGGCCCTAAGGGAGAACCATTACGCTTTGAAGATTTGACAGAAAATCAAAAGCAACAACTTAAAGGCGAAAAGGGAGACCGTGGCGAAAAAGGCCAAAAAGGGGACCCAGGAGAACCCGGACCTATAGGATTAACAGGCCCCGCACCAGATGTCTCAGAGTTCATGGTTAAAGATGAGCTAGAACAAATTATTATTGAATTACGAAAAATCAACGGAGGTAACTAACATGGTAAGACCAAAACAAGCAATTATTAATGATTTAATGGGTGAATTGAATTCCTTTGGGGGTCATATCACTCAAATTAGAGACGCCATTCAGTCAAAAGGAGTAACATCCGAAGGTAAGTTATTCAAGTTTGCAGAAGAAATCAACAGTATTGAACCTGCTAGTACTTATGGATATATCCTTGATGCGGTAAAAGGTGCTAATGCAAAAGGGTATTCTGATAGTGAACTTGTTGGGATTATTAACAACTTAGCAAATAAGAATCAACCACCTCAACCACAACCAGGTCCGAACCCTGTGCCTACTTTTGATGCAGCAACTGCTACCGAGATTCCAGCTAGACAGTTCTATGGAAAATCTGATTTAGAAGGAGAATTAACTTGCCCTAATGTAGTTAAAGTAGGCGCCGAAGCTTTTGTAGGTTGTGAATATTCTGTTGTAAATTTACCTAAAGCCACTGAAATTGACAGCCAAGCCTTTACTGCTTCTAGTATTTTAGTTTTAAATATCCCTAGCTTTGTGTGGAAAGATAGTAACTTAAACCTAAGTGATGTTTATGGTAATAAGTATGGAATTAATAAAATTATAGTGGCTGATGAATCTGTTCCACCTAGTGATATTTCTTTACACAAAATTGGTTTAGAAGTTTATAACCATGATAAGACTAAGAAATGGGATGAATTCAGTAATGTGTGGAAAACAGTATAATACTTTATTTAGTAAGGAGATAATTAAATGTGGACATGGCAATTCGAACTTAGCGACATACTAACAACGCTAACTATAGTTAGTATAGTCGCAGGCCTTACCTATAAAGTATTGGTGATTCCATTATTGGAAAAGCGTGATTTACAGCACTTACAAGATACTTTGGTCTTTCAAGAAAAGATGGGGGTTCTAACAGAAACCCTCAATGACTTGAAGAATGAAATTAAGTTATCTCGTGAAGAACGTGTAAAAGCATATACAGAACACGTGAAACTAGCCACAAGGGTAAAAGGAATGGAGTCGCGTATAGATGAGTTAAAGGAGGAATTTCATGAACATACCGCCAAAGCTCATTAATTTATTAAAAAAATCATATCAATCTGTTAGGGTGGCCAACATCCATCCAACAGGAGTTCTTGCTACAAGGGCACTAGTACTGACAATGCTAGTGCCTATTTTATTGGTGATTACTCAATACATCATGGCTTTTATTAGTGGTTATGTATCTGATGATGCTAATAAGATAATTAGTGTTGGTATTAATATCATAGATCATATCTTTATTCCATCTGTTCTAACTGCATTAATAGGCTTTCTTGCATTGTGGATAGATAAAGATGGAAACGGCATACCAGATAAATTAGAAGAGCAACCCAAAATACAACCATTAGCAAATATTACAGAAAGGAGTGATAAGAAGTGAGAAAAGGGTTTGATATTTCAGCGTGGCAAGACAACGAAAACGGAACACTTTACTATGATGAAATTCATATGCAACAAGCTAAAGATGAAGGCAATGAATTTGTAATCATAAAACTAGGTGAAAATTATAACGTTGATGATTTCTTTGAGCAACATATCACCGCAGCATTAAATGCGGGCCTTGAAGTAGGTGTATATTATTTTAGCCACGCATACGATGAGGCAACCGCAGTACAAGAGGCGGAATGGGT